AATTAATAACCAAATCTGTCCCCTCGTTGATATCTGTGATATCACCGTACTCAGGGTTGAGAACCAAGTTGAGAAGCTCTTTGTAGGCCATTTTGCCATAGCCCCAGAGCCGCACACCTTCTTCTTCTTCGCCGCGAACAAGCACAGGCGAGAAGAAACGCTGCCTAGCGGAAAGATTTTTAGCCATCTTAACGCTCTCTTCACTACCATCCTTATAAAGTTGTCGGATGAAATTATCAAGAGGATCTTCCTCTCCAAAATTCTTTTTAGGGCTAAGAAATCCAGGGTTCTTGCCCAAATTATAATGGAACCAATAATCCTTAAAAGGATCACCATCTGACGGAGGAAGAATTCGAATTGTCGTTTCACCGTCCTCTGGGCGCCAAAATGCGCTCTTTCCATTTCCGCGATTCTCTAAGGCATCGCGCTTTGCCTTCATTTTTTCCATATTAATAGCCATGATTACTCCTTTTTGCATTAAGCTATAGTCTAAGCGGCTAATTTTCCGCTCAGCTTGAGAATAAGATAAACACTACATTTTTAAAGTCAAGAAATATTTTCTTCTTGTATAGAGCTTGCAGCACACAAAACATAAACATAATTTAAATCATACTTTGTAGAATATACTGAAAAAGATGTCCTTAAATTTTCTGATTTTTTCATTTTTACTTGTTTGGTTATTTTTTTGTAGAGCCCGGGCTCGTTTTCTAATGTGTCTTCGTTTATTGCATAATAATATAATTTCTCTCTTTGGTTTTGTAAAGAATAAAACAGTGCATCATTGTCTTTTTCTAAGTCAGAAAAACCTATGGTTTGTATTCTTGCAGTCTCTGGGATTGCAGAAAAAGTAGTTATCTCAGGTTGCGTGTTTGAAAAGACGTTTATCATGTGAAAGGTAGAAGCTATTGTTTCATTAATAGAATTCCAATACATACTTAAAGGCACTTCTGGAATTATTTTTTCTACCACGCTATTGTCAACAACAACAAGCCGCTCTAGCAAAGCAGAGCGAGCATACTGCTGCAAGACTTGAAAGGTTATTTTTTCAGTTTTCTTTGCTTTCTCAGCCAGCATGTCTAAATCTGGCTTCACATAGAGAACAGTTATGTTGTTTCCCTTAAGCTCTTCTAAGATACGGAGGGAAGCCCCAGAAATCTTGCCAGCTCCACAAGTAATAAATAAAACATTGCCATCGCCAGAAGGTATTTCCAAGTTCGGCTCATGATCATCATAAAACTCGTGGTTGTCGAATTTAGGATATTCCACAAAATTCTCATAGTCGTTGTTCCCAGTATCGATACTAAGTATCTCGTACTGAGAGTAAACGCTAAAATATTTTGCTATCTTACAACCTGCACTGCCGAGGCCAATAACGAGTGTTTTCATATATTTAACTCCTTCATATTTAAAAAGTCTTTGCCAGCGTGGACATTGGCTTTAAAAACACCAAGCTTGGTGTTCGAAAAAATCTCTACTAAGTCTTTCAGCATATCTTTGTCTTCTTCGCTAAAATCTATGACCAAGCTATCATGCACACAAAAAGAAATGTAACTCTTTCTTCCGTCTAGAAGTTTGCTTAATTTAATTGCTTGTTGAAGAAAATTGTCACTTGACGTGCTTTGAATTAAATAATTTAAAGCTTTACCTTCTTCGACCTGTATGTCCCTATCAAATGGAGTGCTAAGAACGCCTCTTAAATAATATTTTTTAAAGACCTGCTCTTTATCTAAGATGCTTGATAGCTTTTTGTTTGTTGCTTTAGGATTGTAAAGCCAAGCAAAAACTTTTTTCTTTGTTTCGTCTCTACTGTATTTTGATTTAAAAATATTAGAAGCAATCCAAGAATGAATATCACCTTTTGGCTGGTTGGCACCCATCAAACTAAACAATGTCCTAACCTCTGCTGCATTATAATCTAGCTCAATAAACCAATCATTATTTGGCTTCAAAACAGAACGATGCTCTTTTTTTAGAGTCAAGACTGGAAAACTATTTGGCTCCGTTGTTAAGCGACCTGTAACGCTGCCCCATGGATTATATTTTACACGAGGTGAAAGTTTTTTTATCCTATTTTTAAAAAGTCTGTCGAGCTTATTTCCCATCTTTAAACTTGATAAGTCGATATTTAATTTTCTTGATTCTATCTTTTTTACAAAAATGATTAATTCTTCAATAAAATCATAGTTTTTTGGTTTTTTAAATGTGTCAAACACATGATTGGTGATCTCATCTTTAGCCATACAATACTCAATTAAATATTTTTTTGGCACTAGATCATAAAAGCAAACATCTTCTAAATTAATTTTCGCATTATTAAATGATTTTAAAAAAGCTTTGCCGCGATGGCTCAAGCGCTTCCACTCTTCTTTTAAATCATCAGGGCAAACCTCAGCTAAAGATTTTCCCCCACACCATATTTGCGCGTATTCAATTTTGTCTGAATTGTCAAAAACATGCTCCGAGTGGGACCAGGTTTTGCTAAGGTCTAAAGAGTTTGGATAGTGATATAGATTTCCTGCGCAGTATACTGCGTAACACTCTTTTTTTGAATCTAAAATTTGATATAGCAAGATTGCCTCTAGAAATATACTTTTTCATACTCATCTTGAATCTGTTGTTTGGTTAACATTTTTTGAATTAAAAATTCTATTCTCTCAACAGCATCAGTATAGCTTAAATTATAAGCACTTTTTTTTGCTTCTCTAGAGATTTTTTCAGAAAGTTGGTGATAATTAAGAATTCCAGACTCTATAAGCCTCAGTTTTGCGTAGACGGGTGTAAAATATTCAAGCCCGTAGTTTACGTCCAGTTCTTTTCTACTTAATACAGCTCTAGAGTTGCGTCTTTCTAAAATCAAAGAATTAGCTGGCGAAGGCTGGGTATTGTGCCTCCAGTCTACCAGACTCTCTTTAAACTTATGAGTCATTACGCAACCATTTTGATTTGAATATTCATGCTTCTTGATCAGAGGATAGTCACCAATAAAACGGTTATAAAGCGAAACCATAAGCTCTTTTAAGCTTGGCGCAGAGCTTTCTCCAGTTATATCGTCGTGTATTAAACGGTTGTAAAAATGTGTAAAAAAATCTTCTTTTTTAATTTCAGTAATTTTGTGAATGTGTTTTTTCCCTAAACTGTTTGGTGCGGTTGTTTTTTTAGATAGCACTTTGTTAAAATCTTTTATCTGGTGAACGTGGATGCCCGGGCCATTTGCGTGAACAACGCCATAGTGGTGGAGGTGTGTGGTATAGCCAGCTCCTTTGTTTTCTCCAAAAATGGTATATCTTATTTGATGCACGTGACCGTCCAAGTCTACTTCTGAATATTCTCCTTTGCTGTCCATATAGTAGGGCATACTAGTCTTGTTATACATGTTGTAGTACCTTTGTGACGCCGGCGAGTTGATATTAAACACAAGTCTTGAAGGTTTATTAGCATCTACTAGGAAGCCGAACTTTTTTGCAGTAGTTCTATAAAAATTAAAAACTTCACTATTGAGAGTTTTTAATTTTGGGGCATCTTGCGATATGAGATCGTCTGAAACGTCGACATATAACGCTCCGACATGACTTGGACAAAAGCGCGACATTAGATATCCTGTTTTTGTGAGAGGAAATTCACCCCCAGTTTTTGCAAAGAAATCAATTGTGTGTTCAATAAAAGATTTAAAATCAGTTATCTCACTCATATGGTTTTTTTTAATAAAGTAGTCAACCATAGTATTATATAATACACCGCCATATCTAAGATACTCCGAGGCGAAATCTACATAAGCAGTCTTCGGCTTTAAACTTAGAAGTGGTGACCTAGCATGCTCCAGCAAAATAGGTGATGAGCTTACCTTAGCTTGAACATAATTTCTCATGTGTTCAAAAGCATCTACAACAAAAGACAAACCTACAATATCGCGATTGGTTTCAAATCTTTTTATATACTCCTGTTTAACTAAAACCGGTTGCTGTCTGTGATTCATCTTGCCATATCTTACTTCAGAATCTAGCGTAGCGACGCCATCAAAGTTTTTAGACAAGCTACTAAAAATATAAGACTTGCGCGTCTTAAATAGAGCTGCAGCTTTCAAATTATTGTCAGCGCTTGAAGCTGTTGTATTCTTTTTGCTCAAGTTTTTCTCTCCCTAGATCCTTAATGTT